ACAATTCTATTTGTGCTTTTTCTAATTCATCAATTCTGTCTAATTTTTCTTCAGACATACTAACTTTAAATTCATGGGATATTTCTTGTTTGCAAGTAGGGCAATCACTGTTGTTATGATAAAATTCCAATTCTATTTTGGATTCTTTAATTTTTCTTATAAATTCATTTTTAAGAGAATCGACTTTTTGTTTTTTAGATTCAATTGAACTCAGTGATTTTTTCTCTTCTACATTAGCAGTAACTATTGTTGTTAAACTTTCAATAGTTTTTTGAATACTGCATATCTCTTCTTCTATTTTAGAAATGCGTTCTTGTTTATCGGACTCTAGTGTCTTAATATATTGTTCTTGTAGTTTAGCTTTTTCTTTGATGAGAGTTAATTCTCCATCAATTGATTTTACTTTTTCTTTTAGTTCTGTTATTTTATTTTTTAGTACTTCTTTCATTTTTGTGAAAATACTGATGTCTAAAATATCTTCAATAATTTCTCTACGTTGTGCAAGAGGCAATTGCATAAAGGGAGTGAAAGAAGCACTGCCCAATACTACAATCTGTGTAAATGATTTATAGTTTAGTTTTAATATGTTTTCTTCTAAATATTGCTGATAGTCTCTAACACTGGCATCTTGATTAACTAATTTACCATCAACTTCAATTTCAAATACACTAGGGGCTATTCCTCTACGAATAATATATGCTTTAGTGCCAATTGTAAATTCAACTTCAACTAACGAGTTTTTCTTGTTAATTGAATTTACTAACTGAGGTTTAGATATATTACGAAAAGGTTTATTAAACAATGCAAAAGTAATTGCATCAAGCAAGGTTGATTTGCCTGAACCATTTTCACCCACAATAAGAGTACTAAAACTTTTGTCTAGTTTTATTTCTGTAAAGGCATTGCCCGTTGACAGAAAATTCTTCCATCGAATAGTCTTGAATTTAATCATCAGTTTATGCTACGTCCTGTGCTTCAACATATAGAGTTTGTAACATGTTTTTGAGTTTTTCTTTATCAACATTCAACTCAATACCGTCAACATATTCTTTAAGAAGTGTCATGGTGTCTTCTAAGTCTACATCTTCTCCTACATCATTATCTTCAAACTCAGATAAATCTTCAATGATTTTTAATTCAATAAGATTTTGCTGATAAAGATTATCAATAAACTTTTCAAACAAAGATATATTTGTTTTCTTAACTACTATAAGTCTCACACACTTTGACTGTAGATGCTCAAAAGGATAATTATTAAAAGCTGCAATGCTTCCGGGTTCAGAATCGTCATAATATAACTTAGCAAACATTTTATTCGGATTATCAACATATTCTATTTCCTGATTGTCACAATTAAAAATAGCAAACCCTCTTGGATCATCATGATCAGCCCAGGTTATTTCATACGGGTTTCCCATATATGTAATATTGCCTCTAGTGTGGCGGTGATGAAAGTGACCACTAATAACCCGCTGAAAATTACTAAAAATACTAGGATCCATGCCGTGAGGATTAGGGGTGCCACGATACATCTGATAGCCGAGGAATTCAAAATGACCAAAGCATACTGTTGCACTTGTGTTTTTAACTCTTTCCATGATTTCATTGTAATTTTCTGTGCAAATCCAAGGTAAAAAAAGTATTTTAGTCTTACCCATGGTAATTTCTGTGGGACCTTCGTATATACTTATATTACTATATTCTCTCAATAGTAAATCAGGAGAATTCACATCATTAGTATTTTTAAAATAAGTATCATGATTACCAGGTATCATATGAATATCAATACCCAAATCTCTTGCTTTATCAAAAAAATACTCTTTGCAACTTCTCAGACTATTAAAATTAATATATTTACGTCTATCAAAAGTATCTCCCAAATCAAAGATAGTTTTAATACCGTGTTCTACAAGATAAGGAAAAAAAGTTTCATCATAAAACTTTTTGAAGAAAGTATCAAATGGTACTGAATCTCCTCTCGCGCCAAAGTGCAAGTCGGTTACTAGTGCAATTTTCATTAATAACGACTGTATATGGCTGAGTTAGCATCATGTTCAGCACATTCTACTTCAATACACCAACAACGATTCATACTCATATCCCTAACTAAATTATCGGCAAATTTCCAAGCATGATATGCAAACTTTTCTGCACCCACACCATCAAATACACGAATTTCAGCAAGTCCTTTTTGTTCTAACTTATATAGAGTGTCTATTTCTGGGTCATTTGAATCAACTATAACTTTATGATCAAAATTATCTTGCAACCATGCCTTCAATTCTTTTAGTCCACCAAAATCCACTACCCAGTTTTTATCATCTAGTTTTGTAGAAGCAAATTTAAATTTGAATTTCAAACTATACCCGTGTAAAAGATGACAGTGTGAATGGTCTGCTTTAGGTTGTCTGAACACTGCTGACAAACCAAGATTATGATCATATGTTTTTGTTGAATAATACATTTTCATTTCCTTTTAGTATTTTTGAACCAAATATTAAAACATTCATTGTTATCTTGTTTGTTATATTTTGGATATTGATAATTAACAATAGCATTACACACTAAATCAACACTTTCTTCAAAGTTATTATACAAATACTTACTATCATACAATTCAGGATATACTAGTCGATTGGGCAATACTGGCACACAACCAAGATAAGTAGCTTCAGCCACACCAAAACCAAAATTTTCTTGTAGTGCATAGCTTACTACTACTTTACTTCTGGCAAGTAAATCATAATATTGTTTTTTATTCAAATTTTGTTCTTGTGTTTTTATGAATAAGATTTCATTTCCCAATTTAGCCTTTACCTTACGTTCTAATTCATCAAACAACCAAGGTTGTTTTTCATCACACAGTCTACCATTAAATATTACAGTATTTTCTTTAACTTGTACATCTTTATATAGATTTAAACCATAATCATCTAATGGCAATCCAGTAACTACTAATTTTTGTTCTGATACTATTCTTTTTTTGAGAATATCTTTTTTGATAAATTCACTAGCTACAAAAATAGTATCACTAATATCAAAGATTATATCTTCAAAGTTTTTAGCCCATCTTTCCATATCACGAACAAAATCAGTATCAGTAAAACTACCAGCATGAATTATTCCAGTTATTTTTGGATTCACTTTACAAAAATAATTCATATAAGCTATACTTTCTAAACCTGGAAACCACAAATCACTGAAGAAAAACTGATCATCATCAGCGATTTCACCTCGCTCGTACATACTAGCTATTTCAGCCATTTGCAAAGATTTGAACTTAGTAGTAAACGGAGCGTTCAAAAACATACCTTTTGGCAGCGATGGTGTTTTTAGGGTCGGGATTATTTTTATGTAATCAATGCTATTAGATAATAGATACTTCTCTATATCACGATCCATATGAATCGTGTATCTACCATCAATGTGTTCGAGGGGTACATATATTAGTTTCATTATTTACAATCGCTCCGTTTTCATTATCTTCATACACTTCTACTTGCACATATCTATTCGGATAATTGACTTCAATATAATCTAACAAATCATCTGCTATCATTTCACAAGATTTATAGTCTACTTGCAAAATTACATCATTAAAAAGAGTTTGAAGTTCACGTTTAAATAAAATAAATTCCACATCTCTATCATCATGCCATACTTGCAGTGTTACATAAAAATAAAATATATGACGATGTGGATATTGAAGAAACTCGACTTCTTTTGGTGCTAAGGGATAATTATGTATCCCTTCTTTTTGAAAACTAACTTTTATATATCTATTAGTTGTTGCCATTAAAACCACTCCGGTATACTACGATTCTTCCAAGTAGCAAATTTTCTTTTATCGCCACGGTAATAATTTCTGTATGATTCTACTACGCTACTGACTTTGTAAATGTCTGGCATTGCAGGTGTAGGCATCGTAAACTGATTTATACCAATTTTATTAGGTACATTACTTAGAAACGGTATAAGTTTTTCACACGCATGATTTTTACCATAGCGAAAAGTATATTCGCTCATTAGTTCTCGCCACAGAGAATACAACCATTCATAATTGTATTTTGATTGACGAACCCACACTGCTGATGGATGATTAATATGACTAGCCTTATACAAGTTGTTTTCCATAATATCAAGTTTCATACGATATCGCTTGATATTATGACCTTTTACTGTTTTACCTGCATAATATTCACCATCAAGAAAGCGATGTGCTGTGGACATCAACTGAGCATATTCTACAATCATTTTTACACAATGTTTGTCACAGTGCATTATAGCAGAAGGTTTTGTTTCTTGATGTAGGGCAAATATATTCATAATTAACTCATAACATTAGTGAATGTAGTCTCAAACTCCTCATTCAGAGTAGTCTCATCTGCAAAGTTGCCTCGGTTGTACACTGTACAAATTTTACGAAACACTCTTTTGTTAAGACCTTCTTCTTCATGAATCTTCTTTGCAATTTCACGAATAAGTTCTCGTTCAGCCTGGGCTCTTGTCATTGCGTTTGAAACTTCTACGATTGCATTTCTAACTTTTTGTGTATCCATGATATACTCCTGATTGAATTACTACATGATTATTAATACTATAGTTTAATATACACACATTTTTAGTGTTTGTCAAGATTAAATTAAACAAAAAATAACTCTAATGAGGGTTTTTCTTTAGGTGCTATGTGAGAAATGCTCTTAGATTTTTTATTACGTTTAAAAATGGGTGACCATGTCTCAAACCATTTGTTAAAACTGTCAACATCCTTTATTTCAAACAATTGATTAACTGATTCTGGTGGATATTTAGTTTTAGCTAAATTAATCAGTTCTTGTTTATTACTCATCAAATTTTCAACTGCAAACATAAAGTTCTTAATACTTGAACAACATAAAGCAGTTCTACATTGATACCAAGTTGAAATTTCGTTATGCATTTCATAATAAGGAATACAAGGAGTATTTAAACACTCATGAAACTTTTTTAGTGATACATTTAAAGGATAGTACTTTTGAATATCTTCAAGCATGATTTTATATGCATTCCCTGGATTTGCCTCTAAAGGCTTTCCTTCTACAACAGACTCTGCTGATCTTGCCCTATCATATTTTAATGTTTTAGGAGCCCCTGAAACAAACAATCCTTTTTTTGATTCTCCTAACATATAATACACACCAGTTTCAACTGCTCTAGTATGTGTAGTAGAATCATACGATATGTGTACATCACCATATAATCCATTTTGGAGAAAAATAAGATACGGCACCATTCTAGATAGTGAACCCACTCCTAAAATATGTAAATGTAGTTTACCATTTTCATCTCTAATAGGTACTTGACTGGCAAAAAATGCACGTTGTATATCTTCAAGAGGACCAGTGCCTAATGCTGCACCTCCCATAGCTACACCAGCAATATTTTTGTGATCCTCTTTAGGAACAACATCTAATACAGTATTAATCCAATCCAAGTAAGTATCCAAATCACCGCCTTGACAGATCATAAACGGTTTACATGTACTGTTATTATTCTTAAAAACTTCAAGTTGTCTTTTAATATTTTCGCCTGTTTGTTTAGCATAAACATTGCGATTTTTTCTATCAAAATATCTATTGCTGACATTATTTCTATCAGAAAATCCAGTTGTGATTACTGGTATCTCATCAAAACACATACCTACATCTGCCCACTTCGCTTGGTTAAGATACACTTCTTCTTTAAGATCATTCATATTCACTCCTTTAGGAATGTTGTGTGCAAGTGTTATCATCTGCAAACCTCCTGAATCAGCGTGTAAATTATGAATAGAAGGTTTAAAATTACTCAACCTCTCACCAAAATTACTTTCTGCCCATGCATTATATAATAATGAAAAATAATGACCAGGTTGATTTTTAAAAAAGTGATTAAAAATGTTATTGATCAATTCAACACTTTTCTGATCATTTATTAGAATTGGATTTGCCAACCTCATAAAAGAAGTGCCTGATGCTACATATTCTAATTTCATGATTTTAATATCTCTATAATTAATTTAGCTTCTGCAATAGCATCATGTAAGGCGTTGTGATTGATACCAGTTTTCTGTAATTTTTTATTAACAATATTTGATAATGTTCTAAGGCAATAAATGTCCCAAAATTTCCAAGGTAAATGTTCACCATCTTTTTTATCTTTGTTATAACCAACAGCATAATATGCAGACTCTAATATTGTTATATCAAAATTAGCACCGAAACCCCATATTGGACTTTTTTCTTCATAGAAATCGGTAAGTCTATGTAGTGCTTCAGGCAATGAAACAGGATCTTTTTGCCATGATTCTCTTGCTTCTTTGCTCTGTTTTGTCCACCATTCAATAGTATCCTTATCGAAATGTAAACCATATTCTTTACATGAAGCAGGATCAACATTTACAAAAAACTCTTCAAGAATACCATCTTGAATTGTGAATTTAACTACACCAATAGAAACTATACATGCATTAGCACGAGTACTGAGTGTTTCTAAGTCCACTACAAATTGAGGTTGATTAGGTTTTATGATCATCGGGAAAAGTCTTGTTGAAGTTTTATGTTATCGAAAAATTCCTTTTTAGTACTAGGATCATTAAAAAAACTTCCTTTAAGAACGGTAGTTTGTGTTAATGAGCTATGTGCCATTATACCTCTATTAGTGCAACACCCATGTTCCGCTTGAACATATACTCCAACATTTACACTACCTGTAGCTGTCATAATTTCACGCGCAATATCATTACAAAGTTCTTCTTGTAGTGTTCCTCTTCTTGCACACCACTGAGCAATGCGGGTGTATTTAGATAAACCAATGAGTTTTTCAGCAGCAATAATACCAATATACGCTACACCACTAACAGGTTGATGATGATGAGAACACATTGAATTGAGTTCGCTACGTACAACAAGCATGCCTTTGTATCCATCATCTACATGATTAGGAAATGCTGTAGCATTTGGCATTGCGTCATAACGCCCTGACATAAGTTCGTTCACATACATTTTAGCTAGTCGCTTAGATGTGCCTTGAGAATTAGGATCATTAATACGATCAATAATAAGACTATCCAGTACACTTTCAAATTTGGAAGACAATTCTTTTATAAGAAGTTCTTTTTCACCATCGTAGATGTACTCAGAAACATTATCCGAAGCAAAAAATCTTTTATTTGCTTTGACCAAACGTTGTTTTATATCATCACTTATCATTTTCTATAATACCTTCTTCCCAGTTTTTAGCTAAAGATTCTGCATAACATTTGCTTTTGTTTGGTAATTCACGGGCTTCGATTAAAATATTGTCCTCAAACATATGTACAATGTACATGTGATCGGGGCCTCTTACACCATCCGCATGGTAACCGACACGTATAATATCACTAGTTCTCATGAACTTTCCCATGGAAAAATTAACCATCTATTATCATTATATAATAATGAACCACAATAGTCAAGATTTTTTGAAAAATATTCTGAATTCAATGAGAGCTGTTTGTCAAACAAAGCAGCGTATTTAACATTAGGGGCAACTTTAATCACCTCATAAAATGTTTTACCAGAATCAATCAAGTCGTCAATCACTAGTGTAGTTTCTTTATTATATTGTTTAAGTAACTTTTTATCTTTTTTAGATCCATCTCTTGTCTGCCAAACAAGAGGAATAAAAGGCAAGTTAAGTTTATGAGATAACATTACACCTGGAATTAGACCTCCACGAGAAAGTCCAATTACAACATCAAAATTATCTTTTTTAGATAAAATAGTATTTGCAATTTTATTTACTTCATTTTCAATTTGTTGCCAAGAAATATTAACTGTTTCCATACTATGTGCCTATTTTATTACCGTAAACATAACAATGATTTCTTGTAGCAACTTTGTATCCTTTTTGCATTGCTGAATTACAAATACTTTCTACATTTTCCTGTTCTTCTTTTGTTGCACCTACAGGCATAATCCAAATATCAGGAGTAGATATCTCTGCCCTTTTGCTAAATAGTCGAATTTCATTGGCACAATATTCTATTTCTTGCCAGCTTTCTTCAGAACCATTACAGACAAATTTTATAATACCAGTGCTTTTTGTACTGTCAATATATGACATAAATGTATCTACAAGCACCTGTCCAACTTCACCGGAAGTATTAAATAATTTTGGACTAATTGCCCAATGCCAACGAACACCTATATCATAAAGATATTCATTAATATAAGTTTGCAATTCTTTGTTTAACTTCTTTGTTCCATTTGTTTCAACTGTAATAAGTTTAGGTATATTACCGCGTTGCACAAGTGTGTTTACAATTTCTTTCATTTGTTTTTGTTGTAACATAGGTTCACCCCCAGTGAAAGACAACATATTTTCCTGTTGACTTACTGGGTGTGTAAATTTACCTAGAGGTAGGAGAGATTCTATTTGATCACAAGCACCATCAACATCAGTGTCTTTAGCAAGATGTTTAAATTTATTTGACCACGAATAAGAAGAATCACACCCTTTATTCCAAACAGGAAGATTTTCTAGTCGATCTACTGCAATCAAATCAAAATCTTTATAAGGAAGTTCCCAAGTATCAGGTTGTGTTGGATGATCTTGACCAAATCCATTACACTCTAAATTGCAACCGAAAAATCTAAGCCAAACAGAAGGTGTTCCTGCTAGTTCTGCTTCGCCTTGAAACGACCAAAACATTTCAGAGTAACGAATTCTCATCTTTTATCCTTTACACAATATAAAAATAATATACTATTATATTTTATTTAAACCTCTTTGTCAAGCAATTCTTCAACTTCTTCGTCCAATTCAAACTCATCAACATCATCTATAATTTCATTGTCTGAAGAACTTTCAGATTTAGACTCATCAAAGTATTTAGGTCTTCTTTTAAAGACTGTAGGTGATGCTTTAGCAAAATCTTCTTTTTGTTTAGCATTGTTGTCTATTTGACTTTGGATCCAATTTAGATATTCATAGTTATCACCACCACCTTCAATTTCATCTAACAATTGTTGTAGGTCAATACTCTGTAAATATCTAAGTTTAGTTTCAGTGTGCTTGGCTTCTTTTTTGATACGGCGTATAAAACTGTAGTATGTTATTTGTGTAAAATATGCAAAAGGATTCTCACTCTTTTCAGGATTAAATCTATCAGCATATCGTAAACAGTTTTCAATACCATCAAGAATCATTTCATCTCGGAAAGTATAGTTTACAAAATTAGATTTATATGCAAGATGATTGCAAATTTTAACAAAACATTCCCCCAAATAGTTGGTGCATTGGGGTCGTTTATTTCCTGCGGATTCAGAAATAGAGATTTCATTCTTCCACTCTTTCATTGCTTGGAAGAACTTTTTATTGTCAATATAATGAACTGATGTTTTTGCCATAATTTATTTACGCCTCACTTTAATATACTATAATACTACAATAATTTATGTTTGTCAAGTGCAAAAAATGCTTGACATGGTTTTTTCTAATTGATATAATTGCTTTGTTAGAAAGAAAGGGATAAATCAATGTATGACTTCATCACCACTCTGTAACTTATCAAGTAAATCTTTCAAGTAATCAAGTTCATTTTCACTTAAATCATCAGAACTGTTTACACTGTGGTCTTCTTTGTAGAAGTTACCTTCGAAATTAATATTCTTTTTATATGCAGTGGATACCATCTCTTCATATGAAAAGTTTAAACGTTCATCTAAAGGATTGCAAGTCATTACGTTGTAAGGATCTATACAAATTTCAGTTTCTCTTGTTAATAT